AAACTTTTTTTGTTCTTATATATATATGAGATAATAATCTTATATTCTTTTTTTTAGTGCGTTTATTTTTTTATTTTTTTATATTTGTTATAATGTAAAATGTCCGGTGCGAAAAATTTTTGTTTTACTCTTTTTGATTTTGAACTTGAACAGGTGTTTATCGATTACGATTATGACTACCTTGTAATGGGACGCGAAACTTGTCCTGAAACTCAAAAAAAACACTTACAGGGATTTATTAGGTTTAAATCTACGAAAAAATTTACTACCCTGATAAGCCATTTTAAAGGGGTTCATTTTGAACCTATGGCAACGGATGCATTTACCTGTATCCAATATTGTAAAAAAGATGGAAACTGGAAGGAATACGGAACTAACCCTACTAACAAGCAGGGAACCCGATCCGATTTAATTACTCTACGAGATAATCTGCTTGCTGGGGATACAACAAGCGAGAATATTATTATGGAGAAACCTATGTTATATCATCAATACGGTAGAACCATAGACAAGATAGAAGACATAGTTATGAGAAAGAAATACAGAACCGAAATGACTAGCGGCATATGGTTGTATGGGGAAACTGGCTGTGGGAAAAGCCACGCAGCGTTTCGAGACTTTACACCTGAAAATTACTACGTTTTAAATTTGGGAGATAAAGGCTGGTGGGAAGGGTATAAACAACAACATACTGTTATTATTAATGAGTTCAGGGGACAAATCGCATACGGCGAGTTATTAGACTTATTGGATAAATATCCTAAGTCTGTCCCTAGACGCGGCAGAGAGCCACTACCTTTTACGAGCAAAAGGATAATCATCACATCATCCCTACCACCAGATGAAGTCTATCATAATCTTAGCATCAATGACAGCCTACAACAGCTTAAAAGACGCTTAAAAATAGTGCGCGTCCGAAGTGGTCAAGAGGTAATACTAGACTCTTGACTCCACTAACTGGGGAGGCTGGGCTTTGCGCCCCGCCACCTCCCCAGACCCCTCCCGCGGGGCGGCGGATGTTGTTTTTCTTTTTGGAATTTTTTGGAATACTTTTTTTTTATTTAAAAAAAATAGTGCGTTTAAAAGTTTAAAATATTATATTGTATATATTATGCGTTTTGGTATGTAAGGACGGAATTCATTTCTACTCTAGCACGAATAGTGTTTGCTCTGTCAGCAGTTGAATTGTCAAGGTTGAATACACCAATAGCACAATATATGCGGGAATTAGTTGCGGCGGCTGTTGCATCATCAAAATTTAATCTAGCAGGTAGTTTTAATCTTTGTGATTTCATAACCATAGGAACGGCACCGTTGATGCCGTCTAAGGCTGTTAAAACTCGTGTGGTGCCTACTATTTCATCTCTTTGGCAGGCATACATCTTGTATTTTTTAAAAGAATGAATATTATATAATTCTTTGTTAAATGGTAGTAAGAAATCATTTATAGTCGTAAATGATAGATTAGTGCCCCCAAAATCTTTAATGGTGCTATTCGTATTATTTGTTTTACTGTCTTTACGACTATAAAATAATACAGCAACATAGAAAGGCATACCCTCGTTAATATTTGAAGGTGTAATTTTATCTATAGGCATAGCAAAGATAGAATAATTTACAACTAATGATTTAGGACGTAAATAGTTCCCTATACGTCTATCTTCTTCTGAACCCGATAATACTATAGGGACTACAGAACCTGTTGTTATACCGTAATTGGCGGTGGCGCTGTCAATACCAAAGCCTCTCACGAAACCAGTCGATGAACCTCCAGCAGTGGTCAAAATAGTTTGGACATCCTGCTTATCTTGGAGTTCTCTATCAATAGCACGTTTTACATATGCTTTTACTTTTAATGGGACTTTGGCTGCGGCTTTACGCTTTTGGTAAGCGCGAGCATTGGCTTGGCGTTTGCGCCCTTTAGCGGTTTTAAATTTAGATTGCATTTTTTAAACTTTTTTTGTTCTTATATATATATGAGATAATAATCTTATATTCTTTTTTTTAGTGCGTTTATTTTTTTATTTTTTTATATTTGTTATAATGTAAAATGTCCGGTGCGAAAAATTTTT